ATAAACGGTAATGTTCTAGTGACTGCTGGTATTGCCACAGCACCATAAATACTTAGAAAGTGTAGATAGATGCAACCATCCACTAGAGCGGAGTTAGTAGACTACTGCAAAAGAAAGTTAGGCGCTCCTGTCCTTGAAGTTAATGTTGCCGATGAGCAAGTTGAGGACTTAGTGGATGATGCTATTCAATATTTTCATGAAAGACACTTCGATGGTGTAGGTAAAGTATTTTTAAAATACCAGGTTACGCAAGACGATATAAACAGAGGCAGAAGTCCAAATAGTGCCGTTACTCAAGCAGGTATTGTAACCACTACAGCATCTGCCACTATTGATGGTGCCACCACAACATTTTCCTACAAAGAAAATAGCAACTTTATACAAGTTCCTCCAGCAGTTATTGGGATAGAGAGAATATTCCAATTTGATGGTGGAAACAATATCACCAACAACATGTTTGGTGTTAAATATCAGTTGTTCTTGAATGATGTGTATTTCTTTGGCAACATTGAGTTGTTGTCATATGCAATGACTAAGACATATCTTGAAGACTTAGACTTTTTGTTGAACACCCACAAACAAATAAGGTTTAACCAAAGACAAGATAGGTTATATCTGGACATCGACTGGTCAGAAGTGAGTGTTGGCGACTATCTCATCATTGAGTGCTATAGAACCATAGATCCTAATGACTATTCAAGAGTTTATAATGACTCTTTCTTGAAACTGTATTTGACAGCGTTAATTAAGCGTCAGTGGGGTCAAAACTTGATGAAGTTCCAAGGTGTGAAACTACCTGGAGGTGTAGAACTAAATGGTAGACAAATATACGAAGATGGGCAGAATGATCTGGATAAGATCATGGAAAAAATGTCCAACACATATGAACTTCCTCCCCTTGACATGATCGGATAATGGTACTTAACCCCTTCTTTCAACAAGGTTCTCCTGGAGAACAAAGTCTGGTTCAAGACTTAATCAACGAACAGTTGAGGATGTATGGTGTTGAGGTTTATTATCTTCCTAGACAATATATCACAAAAAACAAAGTAATAAGAGAAGTTATTCAGTCTGAGTTTAATAACTCATATCCTATTGAAGCATATGTTGATAATTTTGAGGGATATGGTGAAAATTCTGTACTATTATCAAAATTTGGAGTTCAAGCGACAAATGAACTCAAACTTATTATATCTAAAGAGCGTTTTGAGACATATATTACACCATTAACAAGAAATTTACCAAACATTGAGTTAGCAACTCGTCCAAAAGAGGGAGACCTGATATATTTTCCCCTTGGCGACAGACTTTTTGAAATTAAGTTTGTAGAGCACGAAAAACCGTTCTATCAACTACAAAAGAATTACGTCTACGAACTTTCCTGCGAACTCTTCAGAGCACAAGATGAAATTCTGGATACTGGTATTGAGGAGATTGATGATACCTTCAATGTGGAAGGAAATATCAGAACTTTCACTCTTGTCGGATCAGGAACAACCGCGACAGCAATCAGTGGACGAGTTGTTAGTGGAGCAGTCAACCAAATTATTGTTACCTCTAGAGGTGAAAAATACAATCATCCACCCGCTGTTGCGATTTCATCTGCACCGACCGGTGGTACACGCGCCACAGGAATTTCAACCTTACGTGACGATATTGTTAATTGTGATGGAACATTAATAGGAGAAAAAGTACAAGGTGTCTTTATAGAAAACCCAGGTTCTGGATATATTGTCAATCCTGGTATTGTATTCGTTGGCGTAAACACTAACCCAGGAGTTGGTGCTGCCGCAACTACAAGAATATCCGATAACACCGTTGGTGTGGTCACTATTAGTGACGGTGGTGGTGGATACGTATCTGCTCCTACAGTGACGTTCAGTGCCCCTGGAGGACTCGCTGGACTAGGTACAACCGCTCAGGGTATTGCAGTCGTTTCCGCCGCTGGTACGGTCTCTGCCATCTATCTGACGCACGCTGGTGCTGGATATACTGTTGCACCTACCATCACCTTGAGTGCTCCCGACCTTGGTGGAAGCGGAGAGTTTATTCCAACAGAAACAGTACAAGTTGCAAACAACACATCTATTACTGCTGTTGTTAAGACTTGGAACTCTGTTACTAATGAACTTAATGTATCGAATGTAACAGGTGAGTTTAAACCTGGAGATACTATTGAAGGTTTAGAGAGTGGAGCATCTTATCAGATAAGAATTGCAGAAGATGATAATACCGTTAATAAGTATCCTGATAATGAAGAAATACAACTAGCAAGTACTGACGGAATACTTGATTTCTCAGAGTCTAATCCCTTTGGAAACCCTTAACCTAAATAAAGTTAAGGATTACACACCTTAATAGGAATGTTTGAATATTTTTACCATGAGATTTTAAGAAGAACGATCATATCGTTTGGAAGTCTCTTTAACAATATAGAAATAAAACATCTTGATTCTTCCGATGATACGGTTGAAATTATTAAGGTGCCTTTGGCGTATGGTCCACAACAAAAGTTTCTGGCAAGACTTGAACAGTCTCCTAACTTGAACAAACCAGTTCAAATAACATTACCCAGAATGTCATTTGAGTTTGTTGGTTTGCAATATGATGCATCCAGAAAAGTTACAACTACTCAAACTTTTAAGAGTCATGCTGTTGGAGTAACAACAGCGATAAGAAAAACATACATGCCTGTTCCATATAACATGGCATTTGAACTATCAGTTTACACAAAACTGAATGATGATATGCTTCAGATTGTGGAGCAGATCTTACCATACTTCCAACCTGCTTATACATTATCTGTCAACCTTGTAGAAACTCTTGGTGAGAAGAGAGACATTCCTGTAGTGATTGAAAACATTACAATGAGTGACAACTATGAGGGTGACTACAAAGAAAGAAGATCACTTCTTTATACTATCAGGTTCACAGCAAAAACATATCTGTTCGGACCTGTCGGAGACACCGCTTCTGCATCTAGAGATCTTATTAAGAGAGTTCGTGTTGGATATGTTCAAGACGATTCATCTACTCCTACAAGAGACCTTACATATACTGTTGTTCCTAGAGCAACAAGAAGTTATGACGATAATGTTGTAACTAATCTTGCAGAAGATGTTGGTACAACAACCAACATTTTACGAGTTAATGATTCCTCTGGTATTGATGAAAATACTTACATTGTCATTGACAATGAGTCTATTTACGTCGATAGAAAAGAAGGCAACACACTATTCACTAGGAGAGCACAAGACAATACACTTGTGGCATCTCATGTTGGAGGTGCAGCAGTTAATGCTATTACTGATGCTGATGATGCACTCATTGAAATTGGTGACGATTTCGGTTTCGATGGTACATTATTATGACACCCATGGATAAAAGGTTTAAAGACTTAAACGAGACGTTCGACGTAACGGGCGAGATAGTTTCTAGTGAACCTATCAAACCAATTCCTAAAGAAGTAGAAGCAATAAAAACTGACACGAGAAAAGATTACGAATATACAAGAGGTAACTTATATTCTTTGATTGAAAAAGGTCAGGAAGCAGTAAATGGCATTCTTGAACTTGCTCAAGAAACAGAACAAGCAAGAGCATATGAAGTTGCAGGACAACTTATTAAGAGTGTTGCTGACGCTACAGATAAACTTCTTGACTTACAGAAAAAACTTAAAGATGTCGAGGAAGATACAAAGAAATCTTCTCCTACAAACGTCACCAACGCATTATTTGTTGGTTCAACAGCAGACCTTGCTAAACTCCTGAAGCAAAATAAAAGCGAGGATAAATAAACCATAGGGTGAGAAAACCCGAGGTATCCTACTTATATTTTAATGGCGCAGGCTGAAGATAAAAACTTGCCGTCTTTAGACGATTATATTGTTGAAGAAGACTTGCCTTCAGTTGAGGAAACTGTAGATAGTGATCTACCCTCTATTGAAGAAAGCGAAGAAAGTGTTTTACCCTCTATTGAAGAAGAAGTTGAAGTAGAACTCCCTTCAGTTGAAGAATTTGTAGAACAAGAGGAAGAAGAAGAGTTAGTTGAAGAAGTTGTAGTTGAAGAAGATCTAACTCTTGACGAAGTAAAGGAACTCATTGAAGAAGTCAAGGCAGAAATACTTGACATTCCTCAAATTAAGCATTTTGACGAAGTTTTAGAAAAACTTTGCGAAGCAGTAGATCAAGTAAAATCAGAAATTCCTGAGGTTCCAGAACCAAGGGTATATGATGATGAAATTGAAGCAATTTGTGGTGCCATTGATTCTGTAAAGGAAAATATTTCTTCTTTACCAGAAGTCAAGTATTATGATGAACAAGTTCAAAATATTGAGGATAGAATAGATTCTGTTATTCAAGAAGTTGCAAATCTTCCAGAACCAAAATATTATGATGCGGATCTTGATTCTATAAAAGAAGATATTACTAAGGTAAGAGAAGAACTTGCTCCACTTCCTTGGGTTGAAAATACATTTTCAGGTATTGAAGAGAATTTTGAAAAAGTATCCGACGTAATTGATACATTAAAAGAGAAGTTAAATTTTAACTTTGATGAATATTCTGATTCTATAGATGTAAAGTTCTTTGAGAGTAAAGTTGAAGCTCAAGGAATTAAAGAGGAGTTCGAGTCTGAAAAAGAAAAAATATGGGATGAACTCAAAAAGTCTTCTGTCAAAATCTTTGAATATCAAAAAACATTCAAAGATGATGATAGAAAGTTAAAGAAACAAATTCTTGGCGAATATAATAAACTCAAGAATAATATTAAGAAAGAACTTGAAGAAGCGACTGACAAGAGCGTAAAGACTGATGAACTTCTTCTCGGATATTTTACTGAACTCAAAGGAGAGATTTCAAATCTTCCTGAAGTAAAATATTATGATGAAGAAATTGATGAACTTCAAAAATTAGTCAGTAAGTTTAATAAAAGATTTTCTCCAGTAGAAGGAGATATTAAATCTCTCTATAGAATTGTAGAGGATATTAAAAAAACTCAGGTTAAACTGAACGAGCAAATACTTGATGAACCATCCAATGCAAGTCAAGATATTGGTGGTGGAAAAGATCCGTTAACACCAACAGATCAAAAGTTTGCAACACTCGATGATCTTTCAAAACACTATAGGCTTTTTGTCAACCGTATTCAACAACAACTGTCCACTATCGGTGGTGGCGGTGCTGGATTTATCAAAGATCTTTCAGATGTTGACATTTCAGGACTTGCAGATGGATACATTCTTCAATATAACGCATCGGAAAATAAATGGGAAACAGTTGCCAATAGTGGTGGAGGTGGATCAGTTGGCGCTGGGGGCACTTGGGCGGTAACTTCTACTGGTATCCACACAACTAAAAATGTTGGTGTTGGTACAATTGCTAGAAGTGATTTTGCTCTGTACGTTGAAGGTAATCAATATATTGATGGTAATATAACTGTTGGTGGCACTATTACGTATGAAGATGTTACCAATGTTGACTCACTTGGAATTGGTACGTTTAGAAGTGGAGTTGAAGTATTCACTGGAACTGCTACAACTGCCTTAATAGTTGAGGGTGATACCAGAATTACTGGTATTCTTACTATTGGTACTGCATCTGTTACTATTGACGGTGAAAACAATACCATTACAACGGGTATTGTTACCATTACAAACTCTAGTGTTGTTATCGGTGACAATGTAACTATCAGAACTGGTGCATCTGGTATTAACTCTGCACCTAATGTTTTTTATGTTGCCAAAGATGGAAACGACGATAACAACGGAACATCTATTGACAATGCTAAACTTACCATTAAGAGTGCAGTCTCTGTAGCATCATCGGGTTCTGTTATCAAAGTCATGTCTGGTAACTATGTTGAAGATAACCCTATCGAACTACCTGCTTTTAGTGCTGTTGTTGGCGATGACTTGAGAACTTGTAAGATTTTACCAAACAATGCAACTTCTGATATATTCCATGTTAATAAGGGATGTAAGTTGCAGAACATGACATTCTCTGGACATTTATCACCAGCAGCTGCCGTGGCATTCCCAAGTGGTGGTGCTACAAACGTAGGTGGTGGTAAGTGGAAAGGTCCATATGTTCAGAACTGCACCAGCGACACAACCACAGGCACTGGTATTAGAGTTGATGGTAACTTAGCAGTCAAAACAAAGTCAATGAACGTTGACGCATTCACTCAATATAACCAGGGTGGTGTTGGCGTAGCAGTAACCAATGAAGGTTATGCTCAGTTAGTGTCAGTCTTTACTATCTGTTGTGATAAGGCAATAACCTGTCACGCGGGTGGACAGGCAGACGTTGCTAATAGTAACTGTAGTTTTGGTACGCTTGGTTTAGTTGCTGATGGTAAAGGTGACTTACAGTTTATTGGCACTTGTACTTCTGCTGCTGATGCTGCTCAGGACAACGTAACTATCAACGTTGGCACAACAACTACACGTCCTTATGATGGACAGATTGTATTCTTCGGAGAACTATTTGAGTCTGTTGAGTCTATTACAGTTGGTTCTGGTGGAACAGGGTACACTTCTACTCCCACAGTAACAGTTGCTGATCCCACAGGAGTAAGTGGAGAGACTGCAACAGCATTTGCAACTCTTGAAGGAGAAAGTGTTGCATCTATAACCATTATTAGTAGTGGTTCTCAATATCAAACAACGCCAACTGTTACTATTAGTGCCCCTGATGTAGGAAGTAATGGAGCAACTGCTACTGCCGTAATGGCACCCATTTACTATACAATAAATAGTTCGACACCAATAGTATCTGGAATTACTACATTAACTCTTGAAGAAAATTTAATCAACGCAGTTGGTGTAGGAACATCGGTTCATTTCTTTCAACAAAGCAAAATTATTGCTAGTTCTCATACTTTTGAATATATCGGTTCTGGTAATACAATTACAGAGGCAACTCCAAAACGTGGTGGTGTTACCATTCAAGCAAATGAAGTTACAAAGACTAATGGAGGGAACGTTGTATATACCAGCACCGACCAGTCTGGTAACTTTAGAATAGGTGATGACTTACAAATTAACCAAAATACTGGTACAATTAGTGGTAGAGCATTCTCCAGAAGTTTATTCACTGAAATGACACCGTTTATTCTAGCATTGAGTTAAGATGGCACAATTAGCACTTAATAGATTCCAAACAGTAACACTTGAACTTACAGACTCAGAGCAGACAATGTACACTGCTCCGACCGGTTATACTGCCATTCTTTTGTATGCTCACGTAGCAAATGTTGGTTCATCTGACGCAACGGTTACAATGAAACATGCGAGATCAGGAACCGATACAGAAATTATAAATGCAGCGAATGTGCCAACAAATGACGCATTTGTTCCTCTCAGTGGCAAGTTAGTTTTAGAGACAAGTGACTCGGTAAAAGTCACTGCTAGTGCTAATAGTACACTCAAGTGTATTTTAAGTATCCTGGAGACAGCAACGTAATGCCATATATCGTAGGTTCATTGTCTCAAAATAGTTTGAATATGACTGGTGGTGTCGTTCAGTCAGGAGTGACTACGACCACTACCACAAGTGAGACTGCGATTGTATCAATTTCAGCACCTAAATATCAGTCAGTTGAGTTTAAGATACAAGTCACTCAATCAAGTTCTTACAATTCAACTATTGTGAGAGCGATGCATGATGGTACAAGTGCATATGTTAGTGAGTATGGCACACTTCAAGTGCCATCTGGTATAGCAACTTTTTCAGCAGATGTTAGTGCAGGTCAACTAAGACTATTAGCATATCCATCATCTTCTGGTTTAACAACCTTCAGCGTTATTTACACCGCATTGAACGCATGAAAAGTTTTAAGGAGTTTATTAAAGAAACAGCACCCACTAACTCCGTTACTAGCGGAGGAGTGGCAGAATATACTCCTTACTTGTTTAAGAATGAGGATGATGATGACCTCACACAAGATTATCAGACACCAGCAGAAACTGGTGAAGCAAGATATAGATTTGCAAATATATACCCCGTTTTAAAACTATCACTGAGTAGTAGTGATGGTGATGGACCTAGTATTGATGCGATGGTTCATGCATCTAAGGAATACACACAGTTGATGGATAATGAAACCATCAAACGTATTCGCACAAACTTTGATAGGTTCTATAAAGAAGAAGCGAATCCTAGGATTCCCAGAAAAAAAGGACAACCCGCTAAGTCAAAGAAACACTCTGACCTTTATACCGATGAAGACCCCAAAGGAACTATTCACGGTCTAGGTTTTAAGAACGTTGCCAAAGCAAAAGAGTCTGTAAGTAAGATAAGAAACTCCTCAAGATCACATGCTCACAAGATCCAAGCAGCAGTTGCTATGGAACAAAGAGCAAGAGAAATGGGTAAGACTGCTGAAGCAGCAGTCTATAGAAAGTATATTAATATGATGAAGAAGAAAACAAAGGCGATGAGAGAAGGTTGGAGTGCTAAATACAAGCGCAGTATTGATTGCTCTAACCCAAAAGGGTTTTCTCAAAAAGCACATTGTGCAGGGAGGAAGAAGAGAGCAAAGTAAACTTCGCTAGGTGTTGAAATGAAACCTCTTAAGATTGCTTCCATTAGTTTAGGTGCCGTCATTGGCGTAGCACACATTGGTATTCTAGGTCATCTTATTAGTAGGAAACCAGTCATTCAACCACCCGCGATAAACTTTCCATCTGGAAGATACTCTTCATACAAAGTTGAAGTAGGAAAAGATGGATATACTATAGAGTATAAAGCAAACGATCCTAAGACTCTCACATCTGAAAGAAGTATTGATCTGGTAGAAAATAAAAAAGGATTATTTGGTGGTAGAGAAATAGATAAAACTGAGTATAGAAGAGATGAATATACAGCAGAAGGTGTAAGAAATACTGGTGGAGGAGTAGGTGAGGGAAAGTCTGCAGACGACATA